ACCGCCGACTCGCTCGGCAAAACCGCCACAAAACTCGGCGTCACAACGGATCAACTTTTTAAATTTCAGACGCAGGCGGAGCTTGCGGGTATCTCTACCCAGACCGCAGACATGGCGCTCCAGCGCTTTACCCGGCGAACCGCCGAGGCCGCTGCCGGTACTGGCGAAGCGAAAGCTGCCCTAGAAGAGCTGCGAATCGATGCGGCAAAGCTCCAGGCGTTACCGCTAGATAAGCGAATGAAGGTGCTGGCCGACGCATTTGCGGAAGTCAAGAACCCGGCAGATCGTCTGCGCCTGGCGTTCAAGCTGTTCGATTCCGAAGGCGCTGCCATGGTCAATATGCTGAAGGACGGCAGCGGCGCGCTCATTGATAGCGAAAAGCGGATGAAAAAGCTGGGCATCACGGTAGAGCGAGATGCCGCTCCAAACATCGAGGAATTCAACGACGCGGTTTTTCTGCTAGGCCGAAGGGTACAGGCGGCAATGATAAACGGGCTGGGGAAAGCGACCCCGGTCATGGAAAAGGTCGCCGACCGGCTTGCAGAAATGGCGGTTCCGCTGACCGGCAAGCTGCTCGACGGGCTGGATTGGCTGCTAAAAAACCTAGATAAGATCACCAGGGCGTTCAAGCTGCTGATTGCGGCGATGGTTATCTCTAAAGTCGTGCAGTTCACGACTGCGGTTCTCGCGCTAGTAAAAGCGCTCGGGGGCATGGCGGTAATATTAGCGGCCCTCGCGAGCCCGATTGCCCTTTTAATTGCTGGAGTAACCGCTGCGGCCGCGGCGATTTATGCTTTCCGCGAGGAGATCGGCGACGCAATCGATTCACTCGACGACTATCTCGGCATCACCGATAAGGTCGGGAAGGCCGTCAACTTTTTCAAAGGCATTCTGGGCGACGCCGAGGATCAGGTCGAGGACAACACCGACACAACCAAGAAAGCGACCAAAGAAACGGACGATTTCGAGGAAGCGCTCGACAACCTAAATGATACCGTGAACACCGCCGAGCCGGTTCTCGAGGAGTTCGGCGATACCGTCGACTATGTGGCATCAGAGGAGATCATCGCTGCGGCGAGGACTGACGCATTCCGCGAAGCTCTCGAGGACTTGCGCGAGGCCGCTCGAACGGGCGCCGATGATATTGAGGATTTTCAGAAGGAAATCGCCGACTTCGAGAAAACGGTAAACAACACCGAGGCGACGACCGAGGATTTCAATAACGCGCTGCTGAACAGCATCGAAGAGCTGACCGGCGTGACATTTGAGGCGCGCGCAGTTCGCGAAGAAATCGACAAGGTAAAGGCGGCAATCGAAGCGCTAACCAATGCCGAGGGCGATTTTAATGAGGAGCTGGCAGTTCTGAATCGTCGCCTGGAGGAATTGGGCGAGGAGCTGGTCGAAGCAACGCGCGCAGCGGACGGGCTTACCGCATCCCAGCGCGAAGTGCTGGACGAGGTAAAGAAAAGCGAAACAGAAATCAAAAAGCTAAATGACAAGCTGGCTGATCTGAAATCGCTATATGACAGCGGCAGAATAAGCGCTCGCGAATACCAAATCGCGACCGAGGGCGTGAACGCCGAAATCCGAGAATTAAGCGCAACCGATCTGACCGGGTTCGAGCGCGCCGTTCGGGATGCGTTTAACGATACCCCGCTCGAGGAATTTCTCGAGGATTTGGATACCATCGCAGGCAGGCCCGGCACTCTGGATGCGCTAATTACTACACTGATTGGGGAGGGCGGAGTAAAGGGGGCAATCGATAGTTGTTTCGGCACTACCCCCGTAACGGATTTTGGTGATGCTATTAAAAATTTATTTACTGGTGAGGGCTCCGCGATCGGCGGTTTTGGTGGCGCTCTCACTAGCCTAACAACGGCGCTAGGCACTTTTTTCACTGGCGCGGAAACCAAGTTCGGTCTATTTAAAACGGCGGTAATCGAGGTGCTGGAAGATATTGCCGCTGCCGCGATTGCGTCGGTCGGTATCAATTTCTTGAAAAATCTAATTCCTGGTATCGCTACGGGCGGACTTATTGGCGGCGAAGGGTTTGCCGATGGCGGTCGCGTATTCGGGTCTGGGGGTCCGAAAGAGGACAAGGTACTGGCGCGCCTTTCTGCCGGCGAGTATGTCATCAACGCCGCGAGCGTCAGCAAGTTCGGCACCGGCTTTTTCGATATGTTGAACGACGGCAAGATGGCGATGCCCGGATTCCAGCAGGGCGGATTTGTTTCATTTGATCCGGTCAGCATCGCATTGAACTATCTGTTATCTCAAATTTTCGATCTTATTTCTAGCGTTATTTTCGGCGATACATCAACCGCCGAGAAAATGGCAAAAATGAGAGCGGGAGCCGCAAACTACATATCAGGGAGTTTTGACGAAGTTCTAAAGCAGTTCAGCGAAAACTATGGGTTTGGTCGCGGCCTTTACAAGCTGAAAGATATCAAAGGACCAGACGGCGGCGGGGTTAATCTCTTAGAGGGAACGATTATCCCCACCATAATGGGGGCGATTCTGCCGAAAGGTTCGGATTACGAGCGCCATAAAAAAGTTACGGACGGAATGAAGGAAATCGGTCCTGGTTTTGCCGAGGAGATTTATAACTTTCTGACCGCTCGCCTTCTAAAGCTCAGATTCGATACAGTCAATTTTAATATGGACGATCTGGTCGCCAAGCTGTTCAACGACTCGAACACTATCGCTGGCGGCTCTCTGTTTCTCAATTCTCGCCAGTTCGGTGGACCGCTGGATCGCGGACAGCCGTCAATGGTCGGCGAGGACGGTCCCGAGCTATTTATTCCGAATCGAAACGGCAGCGTCTCACCGATCAAGGGCGACAGTACCGATTTGCAGCGATCCATCGACGAAATGAAAGACGAAATCGTCATGCTGCGGCGGCAGCTCTCGAGGGAAATTAGTGGTCGCCGACCCGCTGGGGTTCGGTAATGTCGTTCGCCACTACGCTCGCGGAGCTGGTCGCAAAAAGAAACGTCCAGCTCTCATATATCGCTATTCTGAAGCCTTATGATGTCAGCGGGGCGACCGAGCTGACGCTCTACTACTCCGACAGCGGTTTCGTCACTGAGCCCGGAGATACTCCGGCGAATCAGTATTTCGACCCGCGCCTGGTTGAGCCGATCACGTTTTCGCGCACTATGTTCAGCAGCGGCAGGGTCGGCGGATTCTCGCGGCCAGGTTACGGCAACCTGATCCTATCGAATGGCGACGGCGAGCTGGACGATTTCGCCGGTTATGCCTGGGACAGTCGATCAGTCGAGGTGCGGGTCGGCGAGTTCGGTGCCGGGCTTTCCAATTTCTTCACTATATTTAAAGGCGAGTCGAAAACCATCGAGTTCGATGACGAAACCGTCGAGGTTGTTCTGCGGGACAACCAGGAAGATTTCGAGATCGAATTCCCGCCGAACGTTTATACCGATGTGTCGTTATCCGATAACATTCTCGGCAATCCGATCCCGCTATGTTTTGGCGAGGTCAGGAATATAGAGCCGGTTCTGATCGACTCGACGAATCGGGTCTACCAGGTGAACGACGGCGAGATCAATGCCGTCTCGGCTGTTTATGAGGGCGGGGTCGCGCTAACCTTGACGACCGACTACACGGTCGATCTGACGAACGGGAAAATCACACTGGTCGCAGATCCGACCGAGGTCATCACGGCGGATATCCAGGGCTACGTCGACAGCGGCAGCACTTACTTAACCAGCGTGGCGGACATTGCCAGGGAGATTGTCACAACTTACGGCGGCCTGGCCGATCCCGGCGATCTTGATACGGCATCGCTGACCGCGCTGAATACCGCCAATAATTCGACAGTCGGGATATATGTCGATAAATCGACAACCATCCTAAAGGTTCTTGACGAGCTGGCGAATAGTGTCGGGGCGTTTTACGGATTCAACCGATCCGGCAAATTTGAAATGGCGCGCCTCGAGCTGGCAACCGGTACCGCTGATGCCGAGTTCGATCTGACTAACATTATCGAGGTGCAGCGCCAATCGTCGGCAACACCGAACCACCGAGTTCGCGTCGGGTATGACAAAAACTATCGAGTGATGAGCGAGAGCGATTTCGGGGCATCGGTCACGACCGCGCAGCGGGATTACCTGGTCCGGGAAATGCTCTTCGAGTCAGACAACACCGCGAGCATTCGCACGATTTACCCGAATTCAGAGGAGCTGGTCGTCCCGGCGTTATTCTCGGCATCCAGCGCTGCCAGCACTGAGGCGACCCGCCTGCTGGCCTTGTATGGCTCTCAGAGAGATTTTTACACCATCAGGGTAAAGACGCAGCCCTACACTTTAAAGCTGAATGACGTCGTGCAGATAGCGTTTGATCGGTATAATCTGACCAGCGGCAAGAAATTCCGCGTTATCACGATCACCGAAGATGCGGCATCGAACGAGGTCGAATTGGAGCTGTGGGGCTAAATGGCTGAAAACATTATCATTTCCGCGAATAACTACGTCGACACGGCATCGAGCATCACGGCGGATTCGGCTGCGGCATCGCTGCCGGTCACAAATCTCCAGGATTTGCAGATCGTGAAGGTGTGGCGCACCAGTAGCGCGACCAGCGCTCAGATCGATCTCGACTTCGGTTCGCAGAAGATCATGGATTTTTTCGCGCTAATCGCTCACAACCTGACGACATCGTCGACCGTGCGCTGGCGCTTATCGAATGACAACTTTTCGACGTTCATTTATGACTCTGGCGAGATTAGCGCCTGGGCGCCCATCGAGGGATTCGGCGGATCGCCCTGGGGCGTTTTCACCTGGGGCGGATTGCCGACGGCTGAATTGATTAGTCTCTACAATGCCAGCACGTTCAATCTGTTGGCATCACCGCAGATCGCGAGATATTTGCGCTTGGACATTAGCGATTCGACTAATTCCGCTGGCTATGTCGAGGCCGGGCGCCTAATAGCAGGACCGGCATATCAGCCGACGATCAATTACGCGAACGGCGTAGCGGTTCAATTCGTCGATGATTCCAGAGTGACGAAATCACGCGGCGGCCAGGTGTTTGTCGATGAGGTCCGCAAATATCGGCGGATCACGTTCGATCTGATTCATCTGCCCGAGAGCGAGATATTCCAAAACGTATTCAACGCCATCGACCGGGTAAAAGGCGTATCGAAAGATGTCCTGGTCATTCCGCAGCCCAGCGACTCGTCGACCTGGCTGACGCAAAACATTTATGGGCGGGTCGCGGAGATCGGGGCCATCGAAAACACAACGCTGTCGCGATATAGTCGCACCATGACAATCGAGGAAATAATCTAATGGCTTTCCCTGTTACTTTAAACGGCGTCACCTATACGCTGGCGAATTTCGAGGGCTTGAATTACGTCGAAGGATTCCCCGATGCGCTCGAGGATTTTGTTACCGAGGCAGGCACTCAGGTCTCGGCGGCTGCCACTAGCGC